CTTCCCAGGGCAGCTTCAGGCGGGCGCAGGTGTAGGGGATGCGCCCGAAGGTGGCCCCGGCACGGTAGCCGTCGTCGCCCGTGGGGCCTTCGGTCTTGGCCCGCAGGAGACGACGCGCGATCGCGATCTTATCGATCTCGCCGGTCTTGGCCGTCTTCCTCTCTTTGCGGTGGAGCGCCGAGAAGGGCGTCTTCTCGAACACCTGCACGTAGAACTGGCTCGCCTGCTCCGGGGAGAGCAGACCGTAGGTCACGTCGCCCGTCACGATCTTGTAGATCGCGCGGGTCGCTTCGCGGGGGTCCATAGGACCACCTACCTTTCTGTCCTTGGGGGGAGTTGTTTGGGGGCAACAAAAAGGGCCTCCGATGGGGAGGCCCTGGGCACAGGGGAGGGTTGTCCGGTTAGGGGGTTAGATCAGGCCGGATCCCTGCCAAGAGAACGACCCGTCGGCCTTGCGCACCTGATGCGCGCCTTCAGGCAGACCGGACTGACGCTGGCCAGCCGCCGTCTCGACGGTCTCCAGGCGCTTCACGAGCGGCGCCACCGCGTCCGTCACTGCGTCGGCCACCAGTTTCGCGACGGCTTCTGCGGTCAGGGGCGTGTCCGCCGGCTCGGCGGCAGGTTCGCCGTCGATCTTCTCTACCGGCGCGATCGGCTCGCCCTCGGCGCCCTCAGCGGGTAGGGTCTCCAGCTTCTCGACCCGCTCCACGATGGGGGCGAGGGCCGCTTCGGCGGCCTCTTGGACCGCCTTCTTGATTTCATCCGCCGTCATCTCGGTACCTCCGTCGTCGGGGCCGGAGACGCCGGCCACTTTCCTAATCGCGTCCCGGAACCACGAGCGCACGGCGCCCGGGTCCGCCTTCTCGGGCTCAGGTTCGGCCCGCTTGAGGATGAGGAAGGTCTTACCGTTGGCTCCCTTGTCGACCGCGGAGACTTCGTCTACGCGGAGCTTGGTGAGGCGGCAGCGCTGCTTGGTGTCGGTCATTGGCTTACTCCTCGTCCAGAGGGATGCGTACGCCCTGGCCGCCCACCGAGTAGGCCGTGAGCTCGCCCTCTGCGATGCGCTTCCAGATTTCTTCCGGCCAGCGCATGGCGAGCACCCAGGAGCCCTTCACTACCGTCTCGGTGCCACCGGCGGTCTCCACGTCGAAGTCGCAGGGCGCCAGGTAGCTCTCGACCACCTTCGCGTCCTTCACCACGTCGGCGTGCATGTCGCCGCCTGCTTGGGACTCGATCATCCAGTCGTGCGCGGACAGTTCGATGTCCGCGGCTTTCATGACGTCGCCCTGCAGGTCGGTCGTGTCCGGCTCGAGGACCACGCCGTAGCTGATGCGCCGGGGTGTGTCAGCGGCTTTGCGCACAGGCACGAGGAGTCGGATCGTCTTCGTGACGTCAACAAAGCTCTGGACGACTTCGGTCCACTCCCCGAGCGTGACCTGGGCTTGGGCATCGACCGTGTAGGGCACCTTGTAGAACTTGTTCGCGCGGTAGTCACGCACCACGAGGTAGTCGGGGAAGTGCTCCTCGACGTAGGCGTCCTCCATCGTGACGGGCTTCGCTGCCTTTACGGCCGCGTCGATCATCTGCATCCGCTGCTCCAGGGAACCTTGAGAGGCCATACGCTCACCTCCAGATGTGAGAAGAGGCCCCGGGGGGTCTCTCGCTTCCAGTTCGTCTCTATCGGGCACTCGCCGCCGGCAGGAGTTCCTCTCCCGGGGGCGCGATGGCTATGGGTACTGGCGCGGCCGTGGCGCCGCCTGCCTGGCCGTGCTGGTCGGGTTCGTAGATGGTGTCGGTGACGCCGGGCTTGAATCGCCTTTCAGAACATCGACAATTCGCGCAATTGTCCGGGCCCGCGCCGAGCGAGTAGTCCCCGGGTACCATGAGCTTCTGCGGTACGCCCTTGCTGTTGTTCACCACGTACGGCTCCGTGATCTTCACGCGCTGCCCGTGAGCCTCTCGGTGCCACGGGCGCGTCCGTGGGCTGCCGATGCGCGCCCGCCACTCCTTCTCCTCACACCCGCCGTCGACGGCTATCTGGTGCCCGCCCATGCGGTTGGCGGTTATGGCCTCAGTTCTGGCGATCCTCTCGGCACGGACGCGACCAAAGGCTTTGTCTGTCGCCATGACGCGGCGGGCAAGCGCCTCGGTGCTTTCCCCGTTTGCCAGGCCTTCAGCCAAGGTGTCCACCAGCGCCTGATGCGTGGTCGCCTGGATCTCATCCACGACGCCCTTGATCCGATGGGCGCGTAGCCAGTCAGATGCCCCGGCGACTGCAAGCTCCCAGGTGATCTCACCTGCGAAGGCCGTCCCCCGGGTAAGTCCAGACGCGAATGTGGCCGCCGCTGTGGGCGAGAAGCTAAAGCCGGGAGCGCCTTTCGTCGCTGTCATGCCGATCCGCTGGTAGAAGCCCGCCTCGCCGGAGGTGACCACAAGCCCCCGACCCTCCTTTGCAGCTACGGTCGCGAGCTCGCGCATCATCCGTCGCTCGACTGCCGGCTGCGCTTGGAACGCCGCCACTTGAAGCGGACCGGATTCCGGGAGGGCAATGCTCGCCTGCGCCAGTGTCCGCCCGTCAGCGCCCACGAGGGACGCGAGGCCACTCTCCGTGTCGAAACGGAACACGGCCTCGGGGCCTTCGAGCCAGCCTACCCGGACCCAGGACGGTGCCATGGGGCCGATGCTCCCTCGCGCCAGCGCGGCCGCGGTTTCCGCGTCCAGTGTGAACCGCGCCGCTCCCTCTGCCAGCGCCTGCGTCCGCGTCATACCCAGGCCGCTGAAGAACACCTCGGACTGCGTCCCAGCCACGACCGCCACGCCTTTGCTCTCCGCGGCAGCTACACCGGCGATCTCCCGGAGCATCTGCACCCCGGTGCCAGGGACTGAGCGCTCAAGGACGCCCAGGGACTGGATCTCCAGCATCTGGCCGCGAGTCCGGTACAAGGCCGCCGCGACGATTCGCCCGGCACCGTCGCGAAGCACTGCCACCCGGCTCAACTTCGCGCGTACTCCCTGGCGGAGCGCTTGGTAGAGCGCTCGGCCACCGGGCTCGGTAGCCTCCGCAAGCCCGGCCACCTCTGCGAGCGCCGCCTTTGCCTCTGCTGCCCCGAGTTCGCGAAAGCCGGCGGGTAGCAGTCCCGCGGCCCGGGCCCCGGAGATGGCGCCGGTGCCGACTCCCTCCCGAGAAGCCGCTCGAAGCACCGAGGCAAGTTGCTCTTCGTCAACCTCGAAGCGCCGCTCTTCTGCGTTCCACCACTGCCGCCTGAGTACCACCTCATCGATCCAGGCCTGCCACTCGAGCGGCAGCCCCGAGGGCACGACCCCCCGCTCCTTCAGTACCGGCTGCGGGAGTGGATGCTCGCGGATGTAGGCTGCGTAGCGGTCTCGTTCAGCAGCGAGGGCTTCGGCAAGCGCGTCGGTGAGAGTGTCGATCTGCGCTGCCAGCACCTTGACCGGCGGTAACCCGCTTCCCTTGGGTAGGCCCTGCCGGAGCCAGCTCTCAGTGGTCTCGGCCTGCGCCTTCGCCACCATGATGCGGAGAGCCGTACCGAGAGCGCCTAGATCCCCTGGGCGCAGGCGGCCGGACTGCGCGGTCACCTACGCCGCCTCTTCGCCCTCGAGGCGTTCCTCAACCCGCTCGATCAGGTAGCCGAGGTCGCGGGCCGCCGTGACGAACGAGGCGAGCTCGGGCCGGATTGACTTGGTGAGTGGCGCAGCGCCGTCACCGAGGCCGCCGCCGAAGGTGCCTTCGAAGGGTTGGCGGCCCCACTCCTCAAGCGCGGGATCGATGACCGTGCCGGTCTCTGGGTCCACTCCGGCCGCGCCGACGTGGATCATGTCCCGGACCTCGTTGTTCGCGAGAGCGGGCATGTAGACAGCCCGTGTGTGGGCGATCTGCTCTTCGTCTGCGAGGTCCATCTCGGCGAAGCGGAATCGCACCGGGATCTTGGCCCCGAGTTCATCCTCGAGCAGCCACTGGAGCCTCTTCTCCCAACGGTTCTGATCCGGCTTGATCACCTGCTCCTTGAAGGTCTTATCTTGGTCCTTCGAGTTCGCCAGGTTGGCGTTTTCGACGATGGTTACCTTCGAGGGCGAGACCCGGTGGGCCATGATCACCGTGTCCCGGTTGAACCGCCGGTACTCCAGGAAGTCGGCCTCTTCGCGGTTGCCTACGGTGAGTTTCTCGATCCGGATCTTCATGTCCAGGCCGCCTTCTGGCGGAGCCTGCAGCAGCAGCACTTTGTGGGCGTCACCACGGACGCCATCGCGGAGATAGGCCAGGATGTACTCGGTCGTTGTCTCGTCCAGCTGGCCGCCCTCCACGATGATGGCAAGACGCGGCACGGCGTTGTTCTGGAAGAACTGGAGCTGGTAGCGCTCCGCCTGCTCGTCGCCTGCGACGGCACCCATGGCGGGCACGATGTCGGGGAGCGGATAGAAGGGGCTGGAAGGAGCGGGACCGCCGATGATCAGGATCTCGTTCGTGCCCTCGAACTTCTCCGGATTCTTGGTGTCTGCGACCGGCGTACCGTAGCGACGGAAGTATCGGTAGTCGCCGTCCACCTTCTGCACCCAGCCATCGCGGTCCTTGCGCCGGCGCAGAGTGTAGGCGTGGACGTGATAGAACCCGTCGATCTGGCCTCGGCCGTTGCGGGAGATCTCGATGGCGGCGAAGCCCACCGCCTCTTCATCCATGCGCGCTGCCGTCAGGAGATCGTCGAAGCTCTCATCATCCCGCCGGGCCAAAAGTTCCAGCCACTCCGTGATCTCTGCTGCGAGTTCGCGGGCCTGGTCCGGATCTGCTCCGTCTTTGGGTTCGAGACTCCAGCCCAGGCCGACACAGTTCGTCGTCTTCGCGTCGACGCAGGCTTTGTGGGCCGCGTTGCGGTCATAGAGTTGCGCCAGGACCTGCAGGTCCACCGGGGGCGTCACGCAACGGTGCTCGTCGTAGGCAAACCGAGCGAGGTCGAGCTGCTTGGACTCGCCCTCTGCCTTCCGCGGCGCCT